GCAAGATCGCAGCCGTCTTCGGCATGTCATTGCAGGACTTGGGCATCCCACTCGATACGAACCGTGCTACGGCCCAGGTCACGTCGGACCAGACCGACGACAGGGGCTTGCGTCCTCTCTTGGGCCTTGTACAGTCGTACATGACCCGAGAGGTCGTCCATGATCGCTCATTCGGTGGGCGAGACAACAACTTGGCCTTCAAGTTCACCTCTCTCAACCTTCGAGAGTCGATGAATCGGGCGAATGTCAACCGTAACGCGATGGCTGGCGCACCATGGGTGAAGCTGGATGAATCGCGGCGTGGAGAGGGGCGTGCGCCGGTCGGCGGCACGCTTGGCGACTCATTCTTGGCTGCGATCGGCGGTACCATCGTCCGATTCCAGACAGAAGAAGACATCCCAACGGCCCGAGAAGTCATCGAGGCCAAGAGCGCACCGGCTGCACCGCCGGAACCGAAGTAGGAGCGACATGGTTGCAACACTCACCGTTCGTGTGTACACGAGTACGAACGCGGGCACTGAGTCGAGCTCTGTCACTGGCATCGACTTGATCTCGGCTGACAACGACACGAACTCACTCGGCAATCGCCAGACGTACCCCATCACCGTGGGCACTAACTCATACGAGAAGTGGCTCAAGCTCAAGGTCGATGCTGCGCCAGACAACGCAGTCACCAACTTCCTTGCCTGGATGGACGGAGCCGTGGACTCATCCACGACGCTGTACGTCACAGGAGACTACGTGACCGGCACGACGCCGGTCGCCACCACATCCACGATCGCGACTGAAGACTTCACGAACTACACGAGCGGCAACAAGCTGACGTGGGACGCTGGTTCGTATTCAGCGACGAATGACACGACTGACTATCTCGTCCTCCAGCTTGCGGTAGACTCGGATGCGAATCCGGGCAACTGGACGCAGGAGACTGTCTCCTACTCGTACGACGAGACTTAGTCTGCGTGAAGAGGCCCCAAGCGTCCGGGGCCTCTTTACCTTTGTCCCGAAAGGGGGAGTAGTGGGCAAGCTTGCTGACGCGATCGCCTCATCTGTCGTCAAGAAGGGTCCCGTCTGTGATACGGGGAATCTCATCGACGTCATGGACCAGGAGGACGCAGCGGACCTTATCGCTGCACTCAAGGACAAGGGGATCGCAGCAACCATCATCCAGGCCAAGCTCGACGAGTTCGGCTATCAGGTAGGAGTGACGTCTCTCCGAAGGCATAGGAACCGTCTTCTTGGCAAGGGGGATGCCTGCTCATGCGACGTCGCCTGAAGGATGCCATCAATGAGGCACAGGCTGAGAGGGAGGGCCGTGACCCTCTCGTTCTAGAGCTCGAGCGGACAGCGCAGGAACTCTGGAACTCCGGGGTCGACTTCAGGGTCCAGAACGGACAGGTCTACCTTGGTGAGCGTGCCGCAGAACACGAGGCGACGATCGACCTCGGTACCACTAACAGGATGAAGTTGGGCATCGTCTCTGACACCCACTTCGGCTCTCGGTTCGAGCAGTTGTCTGCCCTCAAGGACTTCTACCGCATCGCGGAGGAAGAAGGGGTAGACGCATTCATCCACGCTGGTGACTTGGTGCAAGGAACGCCGAAGATGCACAGGGGGATGGAGCATGAGGTCCATCTGCACTCTGCTGACGGCCAGATCAACTACACCATCGACGTATACCCAGAGAGCGACCTCCCGACGTACTTCATCACCGGGAATCACGACGACTCGTTCATCAACGAGTCTGGGACGAACCCGGTACGAGCAGTCACGAACGCTCGACCGGAGTTCCACTACGTGGGCCAGGATGCCTCGTATCTCAACATCGATGGGCTGCGCATCTACGTCGTCCACCCATCTGGTGGACTGAGTTACGCCAAGTCCTACCGACCGCAGAAGATCACCGAAGCCATCCCCATCGACAAGCGCACCCACATCGTCATCATCGGCCACTACCATACGTATGGCGTGTTCAAGGTGCAGGAGACGATCGCCGTGATGGAGCCCTGCTTCCAGGGCAGTTACCCATGGCTCATCCGCAAGGGCCTGTATCCGACCATCGGTGGCCATATCATGGACATCGAATACGACGACGACAGGATCACGAGGATCTCACACACGCTTGTCGACTATCCAGAGAAGGAAGACGACTTTGACACGCTCGCCAGTTCGCGCTGGCAGCGACCTGGGGCTGTGTAGACGACCGCTAAGTGTTCATTCTCAGACCGAGATTGAATGCTTACGGATACACGGAGTGCGACTCTCCGTCAGCTCCACCAGCATTCACCCAGCCCCGGAGGAAGCGCCCACCCCTCCGGGGCTTTCCTGTACTATCCGGCCATGTCACTCATCGTTGTCACGCCATCGCGTGGTCGACCACAGAAGGCTCTAGAGTCGTACGAGAAGTTCTTGGAGTACAAGAGCCTCGAGGACACGAAGATGGTGTTCGTCGTAGACAAGGACGACGATACGTTCGACGAGTACGTCAAGACCATGGTCCCGATCGTCTCGTATGACCACTCAGGCGGTGGGATGGGGCCACCCATGAACGCAGCCGCAGCCGACCTGGCTCCGATGTATGAAATCGTGGGGTTTCTCGGTGATGACCACCGATTTCGCACACGATATTTTGACGAGCAGATCGAGACGGCACTCGCGGGTGGTGGGTTCGCCTATGGCAACGACCTCGCACGCAAGGACATCCCGACACAGGTCTTCATCACCAGCGACATCATCCAGGCCCTCGGCTACTTCTGCCTTCCGGGTGCATACCACCTGTACCTTGACAACACGTGGGCTGACCTTGGGAATGGCGCTGAGTGCCTCTACTACCTCCCCGACACCATCATCGAGCATGCCCACGCGTTCTATGGCAAGGCGCAGATGGACGAGGGATACGAGCGCGTCAATCACCCGAGCATGTACCAGCATGACGCGCAGATCTACCGCAAGTGGGTAGAGTCAGGTCAACGGGAACGAGACATCGAAACAGTGAGGAAGTGCCTCTAATGGCGAAGATGACGGTAAGGCAGACCTTCGACGAGATCTACCGAGAGAATAGGTGGAACGGGACAGACTCAAGGTCGAACGGCCCAGGCGGGACCGTATACGCGAGGAGGTTCGTCGCCCCAGCCATCGCTGACCTCGTCAGCAACCTTGGCGTCACGTCCGTGCTTGATGTCGGGTGTGGAGAGACATACTGGCAGCCGGAACTCCCCGGTTACATCGGGATCGACGTCAGCAGTGTCGCCATCGAGGCAGCGAAGGAGCGTCATCCAGACTGGGACATCCGCCTCTGGTCCCCGAATGATGAGCTGCCGGTCGCGGAGTTCGTCATCCTGCGGCACGTCCTCCAGCACATGACTCCGAGTTCCGGAAAGACCCTCGTCGAGCGAATCAAGGACATGGGGGCTGCATATCTCGCGGCCACGACATACGACAACGGCGACAACGGGGCCGGGTTCGAGCGTCCGATCGTCGAGGGTGGTGGCTATTGGCCAGACCTTCGAGTCGAGCCATTCGGGCTGGGAGAGCCGTCCGTTTCCATCGAGGACGCAGCCAACCCCAGGCCGAAGCAGATGGGTGGTCGACTGGGCGTGTGGACCTTGCTGTGAACGTCCTTATCACCGGAGCCGCTGGGTTCCTCGGAAGGCACTTCACGAAGTTCCACATGGACAAGGGAGACAAGGTTCTAGCGGTCGATAACATGTCGAGTCCGTACGCCGTCTACGAGACGTGGGTCACGGAACTCGATGTCCGTGACCTCGTAGAGGAATACACCGCAGACGCGTTCGACCGCATCTACCACTTCGCGGCCCTCGTCGGTGGGCGAGAGAAGATCGAGATGGACCCGCTCTTCAATGCGGACTCGCTCGAGCTCGACTCCATCTTCTTCAGGTGGTGCGCCGCAGACCCTCCGATGGGTCCGGTCGTCTATCCGTCGTCATCGGCTGTCTACGGCGTCCGACACCAGGGCGTTGACGGTGAATCACTCGACGAGCATCTCTTTCACCCGTCTCAACTTCGCTGGGACTCCCCAGACGAGGTCTATGGGTTCGCGAAGATGGCGGGCGAGTTCTTGGCCATGAAGGCAGCGGGATACGGGGTGCACACACTGTGTATCCGTCCGTTCAGCGGCTACGGCGAAGACCAGAGCATGGAATACCCGTTCCCATCGATCGCACGACGCGTCAAGCGACGTGAGGACCCGTTGCTCATCTGGGGGCATGGCGAACAGGTCCGTGACTTCGTCCATGTCGACGATATCGTCGGGGCGACCGATGCGAGGCTCAATGGGACGCTTCGCGGGTATGACTCGATGAATATCGGCACTGGTATCGGCACGAACTTCCTCGACCTTGCGTCACAGATGGCATTCATCGCCGGATACGCCCCGAACATCGAAACGATGCCAGACAAGCCGATCGGCGTCCTTCACCGTGTCGCTGACGTGACCAACATGTTCGACTACTACATCCCACAGGTCACACTCGAGATGGGCATCAGGAGGGCCCTGGGTGAGTGAAACGAGCGGCTTTTCGCTCCCTCTAGAGGACGCGATCGAACTCTCAGGGCTTCCGTACCCACCATATGAGCCGCATCGCGATATCACGTTCGCCATCGTCGTCTGGAATGATGCGGGCCGGCTGGATGCTCTCTTGCGTCATGTAAGGCCACACTTCGAGACGCTGGCCGTCGTCGTCCAGGAATCGCCGGATGACACGCTCCAAGTCGCCCGAAACTTGGCCGATATCGTCATGATCGACAACTGGCGTGGATATGGCGACAAGTCCTTCGGGCCGATCCTCCTTCCGCAGATCTCTACGCGATGGACCTTCAAGTGTGATGCGGACGAGTGGCCCGACCAAGAGTTGCTCGATTCGCTCCATCTTGCGAGGTGGGATGCCCAGCGGAGGGGCATCAAGGGAGTGTGGGTGCGCTTCAGGTCGTGGATCGAGGACAACGAGTACGAGGAGCAGCACTCTCATCTTCGCCTCTTCGAAACAGAGGTCGGATGGCCAAGCACACTGCACTCGCGCCCACCGGTCGACAACGGCATCATCTGGACATCTGGCCACATCCACCACAGGCGTTCTCTTGACGAGATGATCCTCGACTACCTGAGTTACTACCGGGTGGGCAAGGGAAATGTCGGATGGGACGCCCACAACAAGTTGATGATGCGCTCCGCAACGAGTGGCGTTGCGAAGAGCAAGGGATGGTCGTACGTGAAGTCGTACGCATGGTGGCCAGATGTCTTGGCTATCGCGTACGATGGCGTGGACCCGGAGAACATGACCGGCTAGGATAACTGCTGGCCATAGTGGCCAGAAGGAGAACCAATGGCAACCGTTACCATCCGGTACGAGGATGACACCTCGAACCCAGTGGCGACCCTCACTGCCGTTCACATCAACGCCAACTCTGTCGACGGTGTGGATGAGACGACGAATGCAGAGGTTCGCTACTACCTGAGTGCAGAGTGCACTGGCCAGGACACCGCAAAGTCACCGCAGTTCAGCGGCGACTTCGAGTGGGACGGATGGGTCTTTCCCGCAGCGGGAAGCTGGACCCTCCATCTTCGCCAGGTATCTGATGACTCGTCAGTAGCCGACCTCGCAGTGACCGTGGACGCCGCTTAGGGATCACTCCCGGCTACAGGAGAAGAATGGGCGAACTCAACGTCCTCTCTCGGTCAGAACGACCGATCGGAACCATCGCTACCCTGTATCAGGGGATGGTCGCAGGCGAGACACTTGTTTCCTATATGCGGATGGACACCACGTTCGCCCGTGGGCGCGACCCCGACGTCTTGTACGTCAAGGGGTCGCAAGTCCCTGCCCAGCGTAATGCCGCAGTCCACCGGATGCGTGGCGACTGGCTCATCTTCATCGACTCCGATATGGAGTTCGAGCCCGAC